CGGGGGCTCGTCCGGCTTGGTATAGAAACGAGAGTTCTCATCACCGGGCTTGTTATACGTAGCAGCCTCAACCATATCACGCTTACGCTCGTTAAACATCTTAGCAGCCTGGGCCTGGTTCTCCTTATATCCAGTCATCAGCTCCTCTAGTTTCTCATTCGTGTAATGTGCATCCTCGATCTTAGTAGGATCCGGAGGAATCAATAGCCATTTATACATGTCCACAACGTAAATGTCGAACGTGGCATCTTCCTTTTGAAGACGCTTCGCATGCGAGGCCGCCTCGTCACGGGTACTGAAAGCGCCACGGATCTTGATTCCAAACTTATCGTTCTTTTGCGGACACTCCGGTCCGACGACGCTAAGACAGGCGAAAAGCTGGCCAGGGACGGTCGTATAATCTTGCTCAAGAGACATTATATGTTTTTGTATTGCACAAAAACTTTAAGCCATTAAACTTAAGTCGGATAGATATTTAAAGTTTTTATGCAATCATAAAGTATGGAGGAGTTGCGTCGATTACACAACAACGAGAAGCGGGCACTCATCGAGAGTGTCTGTAAACCGGGGATCAGTGTACTCGATGTTGGGTGTGGATTCGGTGGAGATCTTCAGAAATGGTCCAAGATGAAAGTTAATATCAACATGTGTGAACCCAGTGCAGAGGCTTTAGAGGAGGCTAAGCGACGGGCTAAGAATATGAAGATGAGAGTTAACTTTTACCATGGAGACATCCGAGCATGTCCAAATCGCAAGTATGACGTGGTGTGCTACAATTTTGCGTTACACTATATTTTTGAGACACGTGATTTGTTCATGTCAACTCTTCGAGAAATCAAACGCCGGGTAAAACCTGGGGGTAAATTCATTGGAATCATACCAGATTCGGAAAAAATCATTTTTAAGACTCCATATAAGGATGATATGGGTAATTTCTTTCGTATGAAAGGAACGAGTTACGGTGAATTTGGTGAGAAATTGTTCGTGCACCTATGCGACACTCCATATTATGCAGATGGTCCTAAAGCAGAGCCTGTCGCACATAAGGATATGCTCATAACATACCTCGAGAATATGGGTCTAATGATGACAAAATGGGAGGGTTTAAAGGGAAACCCAATATCAGAGTTATATAGTAAATTTATATTTACATATAGTAGAGATGATCATAGCAGCATTGATCGCCATTAATATATTGTTATGGTACACAAATCGTAAAGAACCCATATTAGAAGAGGTGAAAGAACGATATCGTACTCTCAGGGAACACCTGAAGAAAACCGATGAACCAAAGTTTCGCGTGTTACACGATGAGATTCCCATTGTCGCATACAAAGGATCTCTCATGAGAGGAGTCGGGTACAACACGAACAAGGGTCAGGAGATAGGTTTATGTATCGACGGTGAAGTGAACCATGTATTCCACGTATTGTTACATGAACTTGCACACTGTACCGTAGATGAATATTCACATAGTGACAATTTTTGGGACAACTATGAAGAGCTTCGTAACGAGGCGATAACTATAGGAGTGTACGACAACATAGGAACACTGACACCATTTTGTGGTAAGCAGATCGTTGATAAATAATCTAGGTTAATATAAATGTCTGACACAGGCTTACGACAACCCGATTTCTTCCCAGGAATAGACCCCACCAGGTGGAGTCAAACGATCGGTGGTTCTCTGCTTTTGTGGATTTTAGTTATGGTTGGTATGTTTCTCACGCGCGCCGAATGGATGCCGTACGAGGGTAACATCGCCCTCGTGACGACGATTCTCCCCTTCTTAGTGTACGTCTTAGCCAATAAGACGATCATCGTAAGTGGGAAAACGAGTCACGTCTTTTTAGCCCTTCTTTTCTCGGGTGGGATCGTCTATGGTTTGACACAGGTGATAGGAGATCTTAAGGATATTTTCAAGAATTACGGGAAAAAGGATGCTAAGAAAGCATGGCCTGCACTTCTTACGATATGCTTATCATGGATTCTTATGATCGGACTTATCTCGCGATTAGGATTGATTGATTTCAGTCTTCCGTACGAGACGATTTAGAAATATTTACGAGTGATGTAGAACACGACACCGGCGACTGCGCCGGTAGACGCTAAGCCTACGAGACTACGATTACCCTGAGCATTTAAAAACCTGGGAACCGTATTCGCGAGCTTTTCTTGAATGGGTTTGCTTACAGCAACAGCCGTGGCGAAGACAACAATGAGAGTCTGTAACTGATCGTCGGTGAGATCGAAAGGATTCTTCTTCTTAGGATCCTCGGTCTTTTGGGCGGCAGCCTGAACCTGAGGCATCATGGCGTTCGCTTGCGCCACTTGAACCGCACGGGGGTCGACCGCCATGAGAGGGGGTTCGAGAGAAGTGCCTTCTTGGGGACCACCTAAAACATCGCTGATGGGAGTAGAGTCCATGTCGTCTTTATAATCGTGTATATTTTTTTCTTCCTTGATTTCTGGCGCGTACGTGTTGGATTGAGCTTCCGGTACGAATGCGTTAGATCGATTTCCCATGTCTATAGGAACCATGCCATCAGAACTCTCTGATAAATTCATCGTATAAATATCGGTCGACATGTATAACTATATTGGAGTTTTTAAGAATCGCTTTTTTTATGCACGTACTGGTGCATAAAAAAAGGAGATATCCAGTACGGGGCTCGAACCCGTGACATCGGCGTTGCCTCTATGACAGTGAAGTCATTTTATATACGTTGTTGTATAAGCACCGCGCTCTAACCAACTGAGCTAACTGGATTCTATATTACTTTAGCGTCGTATCTTTAAGTGTATAAAGATATGGAGACCAGTATAGTAAATGGCAACCAACGAGCAATCGTCCGAAGAGTATTACGAGGATATCATAGACCGTCATCTCAGAAATGAGAGGAACGTGGCAGTATCACTCCGAGAAGATATACATAATATGGTTAACGACATTTACACGGCTCTTGGGTCTGGGCATAGTGAACGCGTGTACCATAATGCAATGGAAGTGGGTCTCCGAGAATTGAACATCCCGTACGAGTCTGAGAGGCATGTTCCTATTTATTACAAGAAACATGTAGTGGGGATGGCACGTGCTGATATTATCGTGCGAAGAACTACCATTCTCGAACTCAAAACGGTCAAAAGTCTCAACGATATCATGATCGCACAAGCTAAAAAGTATCTCACACAACTCGACCTAACATCTGCGTACCTTATCAATTTCCCACCTGGTGAAGGGTTACAACCGCAAATCGCGGAAGTTACACTGTCGGAATAAATTCCCACTGAAGATCCCGGCATATTGCTTTCCAAATGACGTCTTGTTGGTGGAGCTTTTCCTTGGATTTAAGAAGAGGGAAGTATTGTAGATAAGAGTCTTCGGATAGCAACTCACAAAATTTAAAAAGCACGTACGAATAACTCAAGAAGTTCTTTCGATCAGATGGACAGTTGTCGTCAAACGGCTTCTGAATATCTCGAAACATCATTCGTAATTGTTCTTCGAGCTGCTGGGGCATTTTGGGTGGCGATATACCACTCAAAATATTAGTAATAAATGGTACGTGCTCGTAAAACTTGTTTAGTTTAAGTTTCTTCAGCAATGAACGAACTTTTGCGTGTGTAATCTCAGTTACGGATTTAATCTTGATCTTCTTAAATTCATTCCTTAACTGTTCGATAACTTCCGGTGGAATTGTAGTCATTTCTTGTGCCTGGAACTGTGAGAGCCATTCGTTGAAATGATTATCCCGTTTGTACGAATAATTGATGACCTTTGCTGATGTCTCTTGTTCTTCTTTGTACGTGAGCTCTTCACTTATCAACACGTCCAGTACTACACCGCACGAATCACAAACCATCTCACTCGTGTCACTAAAATGAAACACGTTACTATCTGGGCATCGTGGACACCTGTCTATAAGCTTGCGTTCTATTGGCCGATCTATATTCTTTCTTTCAACGTTCACTAGATATTCGACGTATATATCTTTCTTTTGTTTACCCGCAGTCTCTTTACAGTTGAAAATATTGTCAGTAGTCACCTCCCCCTCTGTGTCGTCTACATATTGTCGTACATATGGTATGCACCGAGCTATATAATCCGACAGTTCTTGTTCGTATTCACGTTTATTATTCGGGTCACTTTTTATTTTGTTCGTCAATTCTTCTACTCGATTATTATACCTGCTTAAAAAATTGCCCTCCATTAACGTTAATGAAAGTACTGCACAAGTTTTTAATTAACGTAATCTACGGGATAAAAAAGGTGATGCATTTTATTTTCGCTAAACGTGACTACACAATCGATGATATCTACATCGAGTATTTTGTTGATCACTCTAAAGATTTTTCTACTGAGTCGATGGAGCACCCCCTTTGGCTGGGTCAAAGCTACGAAATTGAACCCAATACGAAATCGTACGTGATCGACAAAAAGGATCTCGAAGATGCCGGTCTTTCTATTGGTGACCCCATTCCCACGCCACCGGAAGCGGTGACAAAAATACTAATCCGAATCAGCTATTGGTACGAAAATCGTATGTATAAGTTTTTGACCTATGACAAGGATTACTCATGGCCTCCTAAAAAATCAACTACTATGTCTTTTCATATTCCTCTCACAAGCGCACAATTACTGGATTGTGATGACAAGCCAGTAAAGGACGTTCTCGACAAAATTCGGCGGTACGCGGGTCCAAATTCGGACTTTTATGGTGAAAAGGTGATGATTAAGGATATGTTATTTTATAGTGAAGACAGACTGAAAAATGAACTCCCTCGTATTAAGTTAAAGAACTGTTTCGGAATGATGAAAACAGTTGACACGTCGACGGGTCTTATGTCTGATCTTCGTTTACCTTAGTCGCGAGATAGAACTTCAAGTCACCCAGGTTCGCTACGTTGTATCGCAGAATCAGGAACCGATTCTGTTCTTCTTGCATGATTTGCACAGTCGAACACATACTCGTAGCCTTTGTAAAAATATTCATGTATTTAAGTGAGTACGTACCAGACATCATGGGACATTCTTCCACACACTGAATTTCCGTTTCCTGGTTAGCAAAATCTCCCTTGCATACGAGTCGTAATGCATTTCCGCCTCGGTGGATTTCCAATTCGTCTCCTATGTTAGACATATCTCTGCAGATTCTTTGGAAGTCAATAGAAGGTATGGGTGTATTCACCATCATTTGCATCTCTGGCACTTCAATCTGATTTTCGTTGATGTCCAGAAGTTTTAGTTCAAACTTCGTGGACGTCTTCTTCTGTTCACTGTGAATCTCGATGTTCATATGTTCCTTCGACTGAACAGACATTATCAAAATATCATTGACCGTGATTGTTTTAAGAAGCTTGTGCATGTTTGTCATATTGACACCGCAGTCAATCTCTTCCTTGCACTCGTACTCCTCGAAGTTCTCGGCTGGGAGATGC